GATTTACTTCTTACCCTTGCGAGCCTCAGACAGGCCGATTGCAATGGCCTGCTTGCGGCTTTTGACCACCGGGCCAGACTTGCTGCCAGAGTGCAACTCGCCCGCCTTAAACTCACGCATGACCTTGCCGACCTTGGCAGATCCACCCTTGGCCATGTTCACGCCGCCCTTGGCGCTGGGCAGGTTAGGGGCCTTGCCGTCAGCCAGAAGGTTCTTCGCGCTGTTCTCCTTCTTGCTGTAGAGCATGTCCGCCTTGGGCGCCGGCGCAGCCTTGGGGCCGCTGATCATGGGCTTGCCGTTGTTGGTCGGGTACTGCTTACGCATCGCCATACCGCCTTTTGCGTAGCCCGCATCCTCGCCCATAATAGCCCGCTCACGAGCCATTTCAGCGCGGGGAGAGCGAAGGCCCTGAGAGATACGGCGGGAAGGCCGCATAATCTGCATAGCCCGCTCGGCCGCCATCTGGTCAGCCATTTCCCGCTCACGGTTGATGGCGTCAATAAGCTCGGGAATAGTCCGGTCAATCATAGGGCGGCGCGGATCATCCACAGCCCCACCACCGGCCTTTTTCATCGGCCCACAGGATCCGCCACGGGCATAGCCTTTGACCATCTGCTGGCCGGCAGATCCAGAATACCCCTTGTCAGAGGGGAAGGTGAACTCAGAAACGTATTTGAGCGTCTTGCCCATGTTAAATCCCTCTCACTCGGTTGCTCTCGATCAGCCGATCAAGCTTTGCGTCTAGCACTTCAAGGCGGTTCATGACGCGATTGATATCGGCATGAACCTCAACCTTGGTCACATATTCCTTGGCAATCTCTTCACGGGTCTTGTTCAGCAGGATCGTCACGCGCGCTAATTCAGCCGCCTTATCCCGCAGCACCCAACTGACAATGCCGATCACCAAAGACAGGACCGTATTCCACAGCATCAGTTCCATACGCCACCCCCGTTAAGAGGTGGCGTAGGTTTTAATGCCCTCAATGACGACAGTATAACTGTCGCCAGCAGTGGCATCAGTTGTGGTGAAAAGAACGTCCCCCGTTACGCCGGCGCCCGCATTACTAGGGATGCCGCCAAACGAAGAGAAATCCATGAGGTAATTGCTGTTTTGAGGGATCATCCACGCAAATGTATCAGCAGTCGCATCAAACAAAATGCGAATGTTGAGGCCATGATTGGCGCCCCAAATTTTATTGATCTTGATCCCATTACAGGCAAAACCAAAAGAATTTGGGTTCAGCGTTGATACGTCAATTTTTACAACAGCAGTTTCCCCGGTGCCGTCACTAATGCAAGTAAACTTGCCTATGAACAGCCGTTCACCATCAAGGATCGTCTGTGAGGAGACTGTATCAGCCATTGCGACCTCCTATTAGGCCGCAACCGCGCCGCTGATACCAATAATCGCCCAGCCGGCAGCCGTGTAAACGAGGGTCGCGCTATCACCCACATTGGTGAAGGTGATGGTCGTGAAACCAATCTTCGTGGTCGGCGTGAGAACGGCAGAACCGCCGTCAACCACATGGCTGATGATCTTGATCTGACCAGTAGTGCCATTGGCCAGCGTCAAAGCCTGGGCCGCACCCGTGGTGGTCAGCGAGGTGAGCATGTCGGTGATATTGACCGCGCCCGCGCCAGACAAAGCCTGATTGGTCGCGAAAATGTCGCCCGTCACATTGCCGGTAATGTTTCCGGTGATGTCACCGAGGAAACCGTTGTCTGATTTAACAGGGCCAGTAAAACGAGTTTGAGCCATCACAGAACTCCTTTCAGATGTTGATATTTAAGAGCAAGCCGTCGGACAGCACTAGTATCAGCACCTAAACGTTTTGCCCGTTCCGCATAGGTTAGGCCAGAGTTTTCCACGATAAACTTTATCTTAGCAATAAATTTTGGGTCCGAGTGATTGCGTGCCATTTGTGCATCAGAAAGAGTTTTTCTGTATTCTTCGCTTTTGTAATCAAAAGTTGACGCCCTACGGCCAAGCCGTATGCGCTCCTTTACTTCTTCGCTGTGGTTTTTCCCCCTCATAGGGGCCTTCGCAAAATCAGCAATATTGTAAACTGTTTTTTCTTCAAACCATGCATTACCAGTTAAAAATGCATTTTCAAGGCCATCTAAGTCCTCAACATTTTGGCATTCAATTTCTATTGAACCATAAAAATTTTCAGCGCCATATTTGTTATAAGCATTTTGAAGTTTTTGATTAGTATGCTTGTTCCATCGCAAAAGCCTGAAATGTTCTCTCAAACGCTTTTTTACTTTTTGAGATTGGCCAACATAACATTGGCCGGTTGCTTTATTTACAATCTTGTAAATCCCCATGACATCTATTTTATATGGCATAAACAGCATCCTTTGATGTTGTTAAAGCCATAGCACAGACAAAGAAAAGGGGGCAACAGCCCCCTTCCCCATTCTGGGCTAGTTCCCCGTAAGGGATTACACGCCAGCCGTGCCATACACGCCGCGCGGATCAGTCCAACCAAACGTATAACGCTCGGTGGCTTTGTAGCGCATGCTGTCGGTTTCAAAGTCGCCTTCCATGGACTTCTCAAGGCCACGACGCATCATCAGCTTCAGCCCTTCTGGGGCGTCAGTCTGGATCCACCAAGCGGTGGTGGAGGTGATACGAGAAAGGTTCGCTTGGCCTTCGGCCAGCAAGCCCATCGACTTCACCGGGTTGATGTCGTTGTCAGCCGTGCCAGTCCGCAGAACCGACTTGAGCAACACTTCCGCCTGGAAGACGTTGCTCGGGCCAGTCACGATCTTCTTGGGCGTCAGACGGATGCGCTTGCCGTTGTTGTCAACAGCATTGCGGATCTGAATGAGGAGCTGCTCAAGAGAGGTCTGCGACAGCGCCGCCGCGGTGGTCAGCTGGTTGCTGAACGTACCATTCACGATCGGATGGTTCGTCGCAACGAGCGCAACACCGTCGCCGCCCGGATAGGCTGCGTTGAAGGCGCGGTTCAGAATGTTGGCACCCAGCGTCTCCTTCGTTTCGATCAGAGACTGCGCGAGGTGCTTCGCGTAGGTCTGGCCAATACGAATGTGATCGCCGTCTTCCACAAGCACCTTGGTCAGGCTGAAGGCCAGACCATAGACCTTGTAGAGGTAACGCTGCAGGAACAGCACGCCACCGGACTGGTAAGACACGGCCATGCCGTCAGGCAGCTCAGGAGCCGCGCCAAAGCCATAGAGCACAGGCTCTTCATGGTAGTTGCGCGGAATGCCCTTCTGCTCACGGAAGACCATCTTCCATTCGTCAGCACGCTGATCATAAACGCCGTCAAAGACTTCGTTCAGGATGGGTTCAACTACCGACCGAAAGTCGGTACTACGCATCGGAGTAGCCATAGATCAAACCCTCCTATCAGACCGAGTTGACCGGCGCTTTGTAGTGATGCTCGTTGATACGAACAGTCACTTGCACATAAGCGTCAGTGATGGAATCGAAAATGCTATAGGCGAAGCCCGTGATCTGGAACTGACCAGAGGTGGCCTGAATAGCGGTGAGGTAGGTGTTGCTCAGACCCGTCTGGGTAGAGCCACCCGGCGACGCGACAGTCCAATCGCACTCTTCGCCGACAGCGGTCTGCACCGTCGTGCCCGGCGAGGGGTTGTTGTACTGGACATCAAACAGCGTTTCCGGGTCGTCATACACCCAGGCAACGATTTCGGTGCCGGTGGTGCCAGACGGCCAGAAGGGGCTGATGGTGGGCTTGCCAGTCGCGTCAAGGTACTGACAGCCGGCGAAGATGCCCAACAGAGACACGCCATCGGTGGTGCCCGTGCGGGTGCCATCGCTGGAGCCAAGTTGGATTACGCCGTTGTCAGTCAGCTTCACCGGGTCGCCGGAGAAGATGTTCGCCGCGTAGGTCGAAGCAATCGTATAGGCTTTCGGGCGCATCTGCCCACTGTTGTGGTACGAAGGCCGGAAGCCGAAAGGCGCGCTAGTCGAAGACATAGCAAAGCTCCTAATCGGTGAGGGGTTTACGAGAGGTCAAAAAGAGCCTCCCGCCGTTGCCCAATCTCCAAATTGCCTTCGCCCATCTGCAACTTAGACTTAGACGCTCGGGCCTGCTGCTCAAGGAAGTCGGCCGTATCGGTCAACTTTTCCTCTTCACGCAGCGGCGCATCATGATGGGCTTCCTGCATGTACTTCTCATAAAGAGAAATTGGCAGCTTGAAAGCCAGCATCTCATTCACGCCAATAAGCCCAGCCCAATCGCCGGTCTTCAGCGTTGCATATTCCCAGCCGGGAACATCTTCCGGCTTAACTGGTTCATAGCCCAGGCGGATACGCATCTGAATTGAATCACGCGGATTGGTGGTCGTAAGCCAGCAAGTGTGCCAGCCAGGGATCGAAGGCAAGTCCGGTAGAGAGGACTGAAAAAACTGTTGACGGAACATCGCAACCCGCTCGTCATCCGAGATTTCGCGATTTTGGGTCACAGCGCGATCTTTCATCGCCCTGGTTTCGCGGCCCTCACCAGCAGATTTCCTAAAGCGTTCGTCAGACATAATTCGCTCCTTTCAGCGAATGCGTTAATTATGTGAGATAACCCACAGAGATGCAAGAATTAAGAACGGTTCTGCCGGTCATACTCGGCATACCGGGCCACATAGCGGTTCCGCAGGACCGGATCGTCCCACACACCCGCCTCAATTAGGGCCTGTTTCCGCTCCGGAGAGATGTAAATCTCCTTCCGGGTGCTGGTCGGCGCATACTCCCGGCCAGACCCCACAGCAGGGCCTCCCCGAGGCTCTCGGCGGCTTTCAGGCCGCTCAGATGACCGTTTGGGCGCATCCCCGTCAAACCGCTCTGGCAGCCTCTTAGACGCCCGGCGGCGCAATTCGTCCCAATAATCGGCACTTTGGGGATTGAACCCCTCCTTGGCTAATGATTGGTCAATCGCAATGACAATAGCTGAGTCCTCGTCACGGCCTTGGGCATCATACCAGGGGTTCTCCTTGATGAACTCCTGAGCATGACGCATCGTCATGTCGTCAATTTGCTGGGGCTGCGGCTTTTGCTGGGAAGCCTGCTGCTTTTGGAAGTTGAGCTGTTGGATCCGGGCAATGGCCTGATCCCGGTAGCGCATGGCCTGGGTGACATCCTCACCATTGCCGGCAGCCACCGCCTTGGCAATCACCCTATCGGCCATTTCGGCTTCTTGGGCAGCCTTGGCAATCGCCCCATCAAAAGCGCTCAGGTCCAGACTGTGGGCCCGCTGCTCCTGCGCCAGCATGCGGCGCTCAAGGTCGTCGTTTCGCTTCCGTAGGAAGTCCAACTCAACCTGATCGCGGTTGCGCGCGTCGTCACGGCGCTGCTTCCGCATCATCTTTTCTTGGCGGCGCCGCTCCTGAATGCTTAGCCGCTCGTCGCCGGCCTCGTCGTCGTTCCGCCTTGCAGATCGCTCGTCCTGGCCGTCATCGTCATTTTCAGTGAGGTCTGCCTTATCCTCAACAATGACAATCTCTTCTTTGCTGTCGTCGTCTTCCTTCAATACGTCAGACATTGTCAAACCTCCACCCAATCGGTTGCTTGCATATCTGATTGGCTTGCCAACCAACCCGTTTGATACCGATTTTGTGCGGTCCACATATCAAAATGCGGCTCAATAATCAGTTCATCAAGACCGCGACTTTCAAGGAATGCTTTAGTGATTGGCGCGTCAGAGCGTAAATTGTCTTTATGCACACTATAACCACCGGCTTGTAGGATAAACATTCCCTTACCATTCCACCCTTCTCGGGCTACTTTTTTGCCTGCTTTTAAAGCGGCAATTGCTTCACCAAAATTCATACTTCATCTCCTTTCAGATGAATGCTTTGATAGCCAGAGGGTCGCCCTCAATTTTGCCAATGATGTCCAGGTCGTTGAAAATCACGAACATGGCGCTGGTGTCGCGGTCAATCGACACTTCCCAGCGGTCACCGCCGTATTTCGGCACGCGCACGAAATCACCGGGCTGGCACCACTCACCTTCCGGCCATGTCTGCTGCGTGTCGCGGTTTTTGAACGCCAGCGGGCCAAGGGAGATCACCTTGGCAACCTGGGTGTTCCACTTTTCAGTGTCTTTGGTGTCATTTGGTAGAATAATGCCGCCAGCGGTCTTGCTCTTTGCTGTACGGATCTGGACCAGAACGCGGCTTCCGAAAGGCAGCACGCCGGCGCTAACTGCCGGGAAAGCCTCTCCCAAAGCGTTCTCATAAGTCGTTGTCAACATTCTTCTCCTCATCAAGGATTTTTAAGAGTACTTCAATGGCTGCCTCATATCCGGCAACCACACCGACACGATACCCGTACTCAAAAGCATCGCGCTGTTGGGGCCGCTTCAAGGCGTCTGCCGCAAATTGCTGCTGCTCTGCCTTGAGGCGGTTTAAGAGTTTGGTTTCAAAATTCACGC